TCATAAGGATCATAACCATCTTCTAACTTAATACCTTCTATCGTAGCAAAGATACTAGGATGTATAAACTTAAAATCCACTTCGGTAGTAGCTTCATCATTTATTTCTATAGTATATCTTTTATCAGAAGATTCTGTTTGAAAACTTCCTATAACATACCATCTTCCACCTTTCTTAATACAACTATGAAAGCGCCGTTTATAAATAACTGTACAAACATCTCCTTCAAAAGTTATTTTGTTTTGTGCGAGAATTTTATTGACTAGTTTTATTTCTTTTGTTATCTTACCAACACCTTTAAACTTGGTGTTATTTTTAAACACTTTCTTAGTTTTAGTGGATAACTCTTCATCTATTATTTCTACAAACTGTAAACCATCTACTCTATTAATAGCATATTTCTTACACAATTCTTTATTAAGTTTAGATAAAAGTTTATCATGAAATACTAAGTAAGACGGCATACTATCTTCACTGTGCTTGAAGTAACCTTTGTATATTGTGAAATAACCAGCATCTTCCATAAGATCTAATAGTCTTCTAGTACGACGATAACTAATTTTCTTACCTGTCCTTTGCATAATACTGCTGGTAGACGAGTATTCGTTAGAGTTCAAAGGGAACATACAACCTTTATCATTATACCTTCTTGCTTTTGCTGCTGCAGTTATGATAACTTTTATAGGTATTTCATATTCCTTGCCGAACTCCAACATTAACTCTTGTACTAGCTTCTCTTGCCATTTTGGTGATTTATATGTTAGAAAGAATGGTTCACATCCTCTAACCACAAAGTATCTTTCCCACTGATGTAGGTCTTCTAAATTTATCATCTCTGATACCTCTTCTGGTATTATCAAATCGACTACTAAACGGGATAATCAATTATAAAAACTTTTATTAAATTAGTAACTTATAAGGTAAACGTTATTAAATAGCCTTTCCCTCTATATTCCTTCCTTTCTCCCTATTAATAATCCTTTCTATTATTATTCTTCCTTCCTCTGAATTTATACATTCTTTCATGATAAGTTTAATGTAGTATTGGTTAGATTTATTCACTCCAAATGATTCTTCTATTGATTTAATGATCCACGATGGAAGTTGAAGGTTCATATTCACCTCTATAAATTAATTAATCAAATCCCGCTTCTTTTGGACTTAGTGGAATATCCCTATCACCTAATACCCACCAACCCAGTAAGCAACAATATTCATAAGAATTCATTGCGTATCTAGCTTCCTCATTTATATAGTTATAGACAAGTGATAATTCCTTCCCTGTAAAAGAATCCTTATCGCTATACAGTAGCTCATTAATACTTCTCACATCAAGACTCCCTTTTATCATAACTCAACTTAGCTTTAACAATACATAATAACAAATACTCATGCCAATCATTATCCCTTTTAGCTTTCCACATTCTCTTAGCTAATGTATCATCTGTAATACCTTTATCAAGAATCCTATTAATCTTGAATATATCTATTTCACTTAATTCCATAATAATTCCTATTCTAATGTATCATACTACTATTATACCACACTCTCACCACAAATCAAGAGTTCATTGCAGCAAGTGAATTCATACTCAAAGTATTAATCTATATATTAGGCTAAACTAACCATACCGACAAGCTCACTCTCCGATAAACTCTCCAACTCTTCTTTCAAAGCTGATAATTCTCCTACATTATATCCCTTTCCTAGAATATACCCACTCACAAACATTGCACCAGATTCGTCTTTGACAAAAGATACCAACTCCTCTGTTGTATAATCTTCCGCTACAATGGTGAATGATTCTTTTGCTAGGTTGATATAATCTTGTGCTGTTAATGTTTCTTTAGTCATTATTAATCTCCTTTACTTCACCGTTAAAACCTACTATAAGATTGATCACCCCAAAGAGAATATCTAGTATATAAATAATTTCAACACCAAAAGCGACGATTCCCATCATACCAAGTCCTAACAACCAACCACCTAACGTGCAACTAACTCGTTTACTAACCATGACTCACTCTCCTCTGATATGCTTATAAATTAATTTGTAATCATCGTACAACTTTTCTTGATAGTTTAACATTTCGTCTAGTGCTTCTGCAAACACTTTCAACTCTTTTTCCATATCTTCATGGCTTTCATGATCACCACCCAAGAAGGTATTACAACGAAAATCAGAGAATAAGTCCATTTGGTTATGGATAATCTTGTCAATATTATCTAAGTTATTCCAGCAAGAGTCTAGATACTTTTGTTCAAGGGTTGTTGTTTTCATACTTTAATCCTCAATTCTAAATTACAATTAGCTTTATATCTGGTGGTTAACTCATCTACAAACTTTTGTACTTGATTACTGTACCTGATAGTGTACTCCATTTACTCATGCTACCACCCAATCCACATCGCCAAGGATCTCCACACTCTCATAACCGTCATACTCATCAATACGGAAAGCTGTTCCTTCGGGAAGCCATTTAACTTGCAGGTCTCTAGCCGCACCACAATAGAAACCTTCTCCGAACAATTCAGATGATAAGTTATTAACTTTCTCTACTAGTTCTGTACTAGGATAATCTTCGTGTTCTACAATCTCAACAATTTCAGGACAGAATAGACACTGCTTCGATACACCTTCTTTACTTTCATTCCATGAGTACCATCCACCACCGTAACTTGGTGAATATAATACTGCTACTTTACCATCTTTAATAACTTTATTCATCATCTTCTCCGATTAATTTATCTACAATCTTATTATTAATATCTTTATAGTTATACACTAATATCGTACCAATAATAACAAATAAGCCAAGTGTATTTATTGCTGGTATAAAAGTTACCGTTTTAATATTATCCATATTAGCAATATCATCATTTAAAACACTTTTACAATACTTCAACACACCTAAATACAATAACACTGTCACAACGTAAACGATAATACATGTAATAATCATAACCCTAGTTCCTCTCGCAGCTTCTCAGCCTCTTTCTCTTTTTCAGCGATACTTTCCTCTAATGAAAGTAACTTTGCTTTCTGTGAAGCTCTGTGTTCGTTTTCTTGACGGTCATAGATGATCTCTAACTTCTCATTAAGTAAGTACTCAGCTAACCCTCCTGAAGCGTATATACGTTGATCACCAGATTTACCATTGAATACTTTACTTACCGTATAATTTTCATTAGTATATTGTAAGTACTCATCGTAATCCGACAAAGGCATATAACCTGTATTATCGATCAGATATTCTCCAGCCACCATAAAACGATCTCCGTTGACAGTTTCAACAATATGTTCACCAGAAATTAAATCTGATTTTGTGAAAGAGTTTTTAAAGGTGTTCTTGAAATCCACTTTTAATAGTTTAAAATCTTCAAAAGTAGTGTAATATTTTACCGAGGCTAGACTATCCATTATAACAGTACCTCCTCCCCAAGATGTTTCATATAGATTATCAGAAACCTTAGTGGTGGTGTATTCCGTATGGCTAAAAGATTCCCACACAAAACTATCACCAACTTTCATATCTTCTACTTTAAAATTTTCCATTAGTTTTCTCCTCGTTCGTTTCAATAATTGAATCTTAATCTACTGTAATCATATTGTCAACAGGGTTTATGATTTTTTATTTATATATCCACTCGCCCTTCAACATCTGCTTATCATACCAGTTTAAATTACCTCGATACTCACAATCAGTTTTACTATGGATAACCTTAACGTTTGATAAATATTGATGCTTATAAGCTTTAGTTATCACTTCTCCTCGTGACTGTTTATCAATCTTCTGCCAATTAATATAATCCTTGTCCCAAGAGTAACTTCTGTATAAAGGTAAGTTTGTTTCTAGGTCACGTTCAATAACACCATTAACATATTCAGGGTTACGATATGCACAATGGAAAGGATTAGTTGCGAATAGTTTCTTCTTGTTCGACTGATTTACTAGGTTCATAGTAATTCTATCAAGCTTTTCAGGATTATCTACACAAATCATATCCACGTTTGGTTTCATAA